TTTTTTCTATATAATCTGGCACGTGAACGGGAATCTCTAAGTCAACCCAGTTCATGTACGCGCCTTTTGGGGCAACCACTAGTAAGCGGTCTATCTTGCCTTTGTTATATAGTATACAAGCATTATCTAATGCTATTTTAGTTTTTCCTGTGCCCATCTCTGCAAAAATAGCAAACGATGTTTTATTCCAACATTTAGTTAATGCATCTTTTTGATGCTGATAAGGCTCAGTTTTAAATTTATACATTTTATATTTCTTTATTCTTGATTTTTATTATATAACGTTCTATATACAAAGTCAAGAAAGAAGAAAATATGACAGTTTATGTAACTCAAGAAATGGGTAGAAATATTAGATCTGCTGAGAAATTTGGAGATTTAAAAGTTTTATTACCTGACAATAGACAAATAGTTTTATCATCCGGACCTATTGCTTTTAAATTAAAACAAGAATTAAAAAATTTTAATGACGATGACTACTTGCTTTTAATTGGAGACCCTGCTATAATTGCTGTTGCAGCAGCTGTTGCAGCAAAAGTTAATAACGGTTTTTTTAAAGTTCTTAAATGGGATCGTGATGACAAAACATACTACGATATAGAAATAGATTTGAAAGGTTAGAATGACAGACTTAATTAAAGAAATGCAAGAAGACGCAAATGCTATACCAGAAAACAACATGGGTAAAATTGGTGCAGTTGCTACAGACATTGCAGAAACACAAGCAGAAATAACTGCTATAAAAGAACAATTAAAAGCAAAAGAAAATTACGCAAAAAAACTTTCTGAAGAAGTATTGCCTAGTCTTTTTGCTGAAGTAGGATTATCAGAATTAAAATTAGCTGATGGTCGTAAAATAAAAGTTTCCGAGTATTACTCAGCTACTCCATTAAAAGAAAATAGAGAGAAAGTTTATACTTGGCTAAGGGACAATGGATTTGGGGATTTAGTAAAAAACCAAGTCACTTGTAGCTTTGGAAGGAATGAAGATGAGAAAGCTAGTAAACTTATAACTGATCTCAGTGAGAGAGGATATGAGTCTGCACAACGCGAGTGGGTCGAACCTTCCACCCTCCGCGCTTTCGTTCGTGAACAATATGAAGCAGGTGTAGAACTTCCTATGGATCTTCTAGGCGCTTTCGTTGGTCACAAAACAATAATTAAATCTGAATAAGGTAAATAATAATGAATAAAGCAGTAAAAACTAAAGAGACTACCTTAGACCTCGCGGTTCTCGCAGAGGATTCTAAATCAATGAGTGGTTTTGGTACGCTTAATCTAGCAAGGGATACAGCTATTCCTTACATTAGCATTTTGCAAACATCAAGCCCACAAGTTAACCCTTCCAAAGCTGAGTATATTGAATCAGCAAAAGCAGGGCAACTGTTTAACACAGTTACACAGGAAACTTTCGATACTCTCAAAGTTATACCTGTTTTCTACCACCTCAAATATGTAGAGTGGAAACCTAGAGAACAAGGTGGAGGGTTTATTGATTCTCATGATGCTGAAAGTGGTATCATTGGACAAACTAAACGTGATCCTATGACCGGTAAAATGACGTTACCTAATGGTAATCATATCGTTCAAACAGCTTATCATTATGTCTTAATGTTAAATGCTGATGGTGGATACCAAAATGCTGTGATTAGCATGTCTTCAAGTCAACTCAAAAAGAGTAGACGTTGGAACAGCTTAATGCTTTCACAAAAAATTAAGGGTCCACAGGGCATGTTTACTCCCCCTACATATGCAATGACTTACCAACTAGCTTCGGTAAGTGAATCTAATGATAGAGGAAGTTGGTTTGGATTTTCAATTGAGAAGGGTGACCAGGTAACTGATGCTTCTATATATGGTGAAAGCAAAGCTTTCGCACAATCCGCTGCTAGTGGATCTGTAGATGCTAAACCAGCTGCTCCACAAATCACAACTGATAAACCTAAACTAGTAGACGACGAATCCGTACCGTTTTAATTTAACCATTAATTAGAACTGGAGGGTTCGTGAAAGTTGAGAAGTTTAAATCTATTTTTGAAGGTTTAGATATTGCCTATGGTCAGCACCAGCCGCAAGGCNCGCGTGCTGACGGCAANCAGCAAGGTAAATCTTACATGGTAAGGAAGGAGGTTACCCATGAGCTATGGGAAAAACATTTGGAGGGCGAGGGCCCGTCTCTTGGGATTATTCCTATTAGGGCTGATAATACTACTAAGTGGGGATGCCTTGATATTGATACTTATCCTTTGGACCATCGTTCTCTTATTACGAGAATAAGAAAATTAGGACTACCTTTAGTATATTGTAAATCAAAAAGTGGTGGTGCACACCTATTTTTATTTATGAAAAATCCTATTGCTTCTAAATTAGTTAGAACAAAACTAATTGATATGGCAGCATCTTTAGGTCAATCTGACTCAGAAGTATTTCCTAAACAATCTGGTATACAACCAGAAAAAGGTGATTTAGGTAATTTTTTAAATCTACCATATTTTAGAAGTGATAAGTCATCTAGATATGCAATTAAAGATAATGCCGCAGCTGCAACTATAGAAGAATTTTTTGAGATGTACGAGAAGTACAGTGTCAATGATATTGATTCAATTGGTGCAATTAAATCAGAGGATATTGTTGATGGACCTCCGTGCTTACAAGCTTTGTGTAGCCAGGGATTTCCAGAAGGTGGTCGTAACAATGGCCTATTTAACCTTGGTGTTTATTTAAAAAAATTTGATGATCAGAACTGGGAAGAAATGTTAGTCAAACATAACTTGCAGTATATGAAGCCACCTTTACCTCACACAGAAGTAAGTACATTAATTAAAACATTAAACAAAAAAGATTATCAATACAAATGTAAAGATCAACCAATTGCTCCTTTTTGTAATGTGACTATTTGTAAAAGTAGAAAGCATGGCGTAGGTGCAGCTAATGTATCATTGCAGCTCGGTTCTTTATCAAAGCTGTGTACAGAACCACCTATATGGTTTTTAGAAATACCATCTGAAAATGATCCACACTCAGATCTTAAATTACAATTAACAACAGAAGAATTACAGATACAAACCAAGTTTCAAAAAAGGTGTATGGAAGTTATAAACATCATGCCTCCTTTAATGAAAGCGCCGGATTGGCAACAATTGATTAACAGTAAAATGGCGAAAGCTTTGTTAATTCAAGTGTCAAACGACGGCTCTGTGTCCGGTCAATTTTTAGCTCACCTCCAGGAGTTTTGCACTGACCGGGCACAAGCAAGAAACAAGGAAGATATACTTTTACGTAAACCATGGACTGAATCAAACATGGAAGAAGTAAAAGGTAAAATGGTAGATGTGCGTAGAACTTTCTTTAGACTTAAAGATTTACACGCTTATTTATTAAGACAAAAGTTTACCCATTACACTAACACAGGACAGATTATAGCCGAGGTACGTAAGTTAGATGGGTTACATAAGTTTATAAAACTAAAAGGACAAGGAGTAAATGTATGGGGCATCCCTGCTTTCAATCCTATTGATTCAGAACATGCAATACAGGAGCAAGATGAAATACCATTCTAAACTACCGAAGATAAAGAAAGGCATGCGCGCTGAACAATTTGCTGTGCTGTTTTTAATTAACAAAGGTTATTTTGTATTTAAAAATTTATATGGAGTAGGTCCAGCAGACCTTATTGCTATAAATGAAAAAGGTGCATTACAAATATATGATGTAAAAAGTGAAAGCTACCGCAAGACATGGAAGCCTGGAACACGCATATGTAGAAAACTTACACAAGAACAAAAAAAATTAAAGATGAAATTTATATTTGTTGATAGGGAAGGAGGGTGTCGCATTGCCGGAAATTAATATTATACTAGGACCTCCAGGAACAGGGAAAACAGAAAACTTACTACGGATCGTGGACCAGGANNTAAAAAATAACACTGGACCAGANAAATTAGCTTTTGTTAGTTTTACAACGAAAGCAACTAATGAAGCACGTGATCGTGCTAAGGTTAAATTTAATTACACTGATGATGACTTACCTTACTTTAGAACTTTGCATTCATTTGGTAAAAGACAATTAAACATGGCTAATTCTGAAGTTATGCGTTCAGCTGATTATAAAAAATTTGCAGAAGATTATGGTGTAGACATGACATTTGTTCACGCTGATTGGGATGACAATGGAATAGTGAGCACTGATAATGTTTTTTTAAAAGAATATAATAAGTCTAGAATGAAGATGATGGAGCTTGATGAATACTACAACAAAGAAAATTTAGATTTTTCTTGGCAAGAGTTTTTACGTGCCCGTAATTCATTAGAAGAGTTTAAACATAGAAATAACAAAAGTGATTTCACAGACATGTTATCTTTATTTGTAGAGACTGGTAACGTGCCAGAGTTAGATGTAGTCATTGTTGATGAAGCACAGGACTTATCTCTTTTACAATGGAAAGTGTGTGAAAAATTATTTAAGAACGCGAAACGTGTTTACATAAGTGGTGATGATGACCAAGCTATATTTAGATGGGCTGGCGCTGACGTAGAGTATTTAATTAACATGAAGGGAAACCAAAAAGTATTAGATCAATCATACAGATGCCCTAAACTTGTTCACAATGTAGCAGATGAAATTGTGCAAAGAATTATCAACCGCCGCCCTAAAGTATGGAAAGGAAGAGACGTGGATGGATCAGTTAGACACCATGCATATCCTGAAAGTGTAGATGTACGTGAAGGCAATTGGTTAATACTTGCTACATGTAAATATATGTACAACGAAATGGAAGATGATTTAAGAATACAGGGACTGCCTTATAAAAAAAATAACAAGCTTCCTATTTCTAAAGAATTATTAAATGCAGTTGACACCTGGGATAGATTACACTGCGGTGAATACGTATCTTATAAAAATGTTAAAGATGTATATAGTTATCTACCTTCTAAAACAGCGTTAGAGCATGGTCATAAAAATATGCAGAGTTTTACCAATGAAGATAGTGAATACAGTATTGTAGATTTACAAGACGATCATGGCCTTAAGCTTACTAATGTTCCTTGGGACGTTGCTTTTAATTCTATAGGAAGAAAAGATGCAGAGTATATTAGAAATCTTCAACGCTTTGATAATATTACAGCAGATCCTAAAATTAACATGAGTACAATTCATGTAGCAAAAGGTGGTGAATGTGACAATGTTATGTTGTTAACAGATTTATCTAGAGCTAATCAAATAGAGATGGAAAATGATTCGGATGATACGAATAGGGTATTTTATGTAGGTGCTACTCGAGCAAAGAAAAGTTTACATATTATTAGTAACCAAAATTACGGAGGATTTAGAATATGAATAAAGAAGAAATACTAAAACAAGCGCAAGATCTTGTCAGTGGTGATAGGAATGACACGCATGGTGATGCATTTGAAAATCATGCAGAGATTGCAGAGTTTTGGAATATATATCTTGATAAAAAGTTACAGCCAATGGCTAGTATTACAGCTGAAGATGTGGCTTTGATGATGGTGTTATTAAAGATATCACGAAATACACAAGGTAATAAAAGTAACATAGATAACTTCATTGACATGTGTGGTTATGCAGCAATAGCAGGAGAAATTAGTAGCAATGGAAAATTTTAAAATTGACGAAGTAAAAGCAGAGTGGCTGCATCCAACAGAAATGCCTTCTATGAAAGGCAGGGATGTAGTGGCAATTGACTTAGAAACGTGTGACAGTCAACTGAAGACAATGGGCCCAGGTTGGGCAAGAAGAGCCGGAATGGTTATAGGCATTGCTTTATCAAGTGGTGATTTTACTGCTTACTATCCAATAGCCCACGAAGGTGGTGGCAACATGGACCAAGATATTATTGTAAAATATATTAAAGAGATATGTGAAGATGAATCCATACAAAAAGTATTTCACAATGCACAGTATGACATAGGTTGGTTAAGCACACTTGGTATTGAAGTAAAAGGATATATCCACGACACAATGATAGCTGCTGCTTTACTAAATGAGAATAGGTTTAGTTATGCCTTAACTAGCATTGGTTTTGAATACTTAGGTGAAAGAAAAAATGAAACGTTATTAAAAGCTAAAGCTGCTGAATTAGGTTTAGATCCTAAAGCTGACATGTACAAGATGCACGCCTCTTTTGTAGGTGAGTATGCAGAGGCAGATGCTTTATTGACATATAAATTACATGATAGATTTAAAACAGAGTTGCAAAGAGATTCTGTGGAAACTGTGTATGATTTAGAGTGCAGGCTTATAAGAGTTATTTTTAATATGACACGACGTGGTGTTCGTATTGACATGGACCGTGCACAAAAATTAAAAGTTAAATTAAGAAATAAAGAGAAGCAATACTTAAAAAGAATTAAAGATGTGGTAGGTAATGACGTACAGATATGGGCCGCACGATCAGTAGCAGATGCTTTTGATAGTGTTAACCTAGAATATCCGACCACCGCCCTTGGAGCTCCAAGCTTTACACAGACATTTCTTGACACACATAAACATGAGTTACCGCGTATGATAACTAAGGCACGTGTTCTTAATAAATTACAAGGTACTTTTATAGATGGTATTTCTAGATACATCCATAAAGGTAGATTACACGCTCACATTAATCAGATTAGAGGTGATAGTGGAGGAACAGTGACAGGTAGGTTTTCTATGTATGCCCCTAATTTACAACAGATGCCAATTAGAAATGAATTTGGTTCTGAGATGCGTAAAATATTTCTACCAGAAGAGGGAGAATATTGGTCATCAGCAGATTATTCACAACAAGAGCCTAGAATTCTTACACACTTTGCTGTGTTAAATAAGAACGAAGGAGCAGTGGAAGTAAAAGAAGCTTTTGAAAAAGGTTTAGATTTTCATAAACAAACAGCAGAGATGGCAGGCATTGATCGTAAATTAGCAAAGACCATTGGTCTAGGTGTTATGTACGGCATGGGTTATAAAAAAATGGCTGTTGATTTAGACATCTCACCCATGGAAGCTAAGAACATGCTTAAACAATTTAGAGAAAAGGTACCTTTTATGCAAGGTATGTTAGAAGCTGTTATGAATCGTGCGAACGAAGTAGGAACAATTAGAACTTTCTTAGGACGTAAGTGTAGATTTGATTTTTGGGAACCATCTTATTTTAGCCCTGGTGTATACAATAAACCTATGTTATTAAAAGAGGCTAACGCAGAGTATGGAACATCATTAAAAAGAGCTGGTACATACAAGGCATTAAACAGACTAATCCAAGGCACAGCTGCGGATCAAACAAAAAAAGCTATGGTTGATGTATATGAAAAGTTAGGAGTTACACCATTAATTCAAGTTCACGATGAATTGAATTGTAGCGTAAAATCTGATAAAGATGCAAAAGAAATAAAACATATTATGGAAACATGTATAGATTTGCAGGTACCTTCTAACGTAGATTACAAAGTAAAAGATAACTGGGGAGAAGCTAAGTAATGAACAAAAGAGTAGGTTATAAAGAGCAAGGCAAAAGCCGCGCATCTAATCAAAAAGGTGTGGAAGGAGTTAAGCCTGGTTTTGCTATAAATCATGAGCAGATGGAGTTTGAGAGAAGAAAACTCATGGAAGAAATGTCTGCTAAAATGACGCCTAATAAAAAACAATTAAACATGATGGCAGCAGTAGCAGCTACAGAAGAACCTAAAT